CCACGCCCCGGGAACCTCCTTCTTCGTGCAACTCACCGCCCCGGCAACAGCTGTTGCCACACCGATCCACAGTTCCATCCGGTAGTCCTGCATCGTCTTGTGGGGCGCTCTGTTCAGCTCCGTGATGGCCTGAAGCTGCGAGAACCCTTTGTCGTTCTGCGCATTGACCTGCTGTGCAATCGCCTGCCTCTGTACTTCGCTCTTGTCGGGCTCTTCGAACAACTCCTCTGCGGGGAGCATCGGTTTGTTGATGTCCATGCTCACACATCCCTTAAGGCGATGCGGTTCATCAGGGCATACCCCATCAGCGGCCACACTTTTTCGATCGCGTTTTTGCGGGCAATCTGCATGCCCACCGCCTCGTCGTAGTTATCCGGGCTGACGCACGCCGAACTACCCATGACCGTGAAGCCGTTCCTCAGCACCAAGATGCAGATCGTCATCAGCTTCAGCGAATCAACGCCGTCATCCGGCGCCATTGGGTGCGGGAAGTGGGAGCAGATTGCCTTGCTCGGGTTGAAGTAGAACTCGTGGGCGATGTTCGCCTCGATGTCCTCCTCTGTGACACTAGGCGCTGACATGAGCAAGTTCATTCCTGACTTCTTTCCGCGGATCATGTCGAGCAGGGTCATTTGAACACCACCATGTTCGTCGCCCCAAGTGCGAGGCTCTCCTCGTCCAAGTAGATGTAGCTGTGCGTCCCGGCCTTCACGGCGGCGACCACCACCTTGGCGTGCAGCTTCTCCATCTGCCGGACCCGACGCGCACACTCCCGATCCCCGTTCGTCGGATACGTCCTGCCCGACTCGTTGCCCCTCTTCTTCCCCGAATACACGTTTCTCCCATGACCACGGGAGCTGTAGCCGAAGGCGTGCGGGTCCAACATCTTCCCGGACGCGATGACGGCGGCGATCGCCGCGAAGAGTGCCCTTGACCTGCTGAATGGTGATGCCATGCCAACCTCCCATGTTGTCCCTGAAAAGGGAGCCCCCCACCGCTCGAACACCAACTCACACAAGAAGGATACGGCAGGGGGCAAACTTCGATATGGGGGCGGCCCACCGAGAGGGGGAGGGGGGACCGGCTGTGCAGGGCCGGCGGTGAGCCGCCTTCATATCCAAGCTCGCAACCATTCTACAACCGGGTGGGCAACGTGCAACTACGGACGAGACCCGGGCGGCGACAGTCCGTGGGTCTGTGCCTGTGGATAAGTGGTCGTAGGGGGGGGGAGGGGGTGGGGGTCGGTATCCGTGGGTCGCCGAATTTTCCCCCGTACAGCCTTCATCGTTTTAGCGCGGTGTCTAATTTCGACACCCTGTGGATAAGTCCTCGTTGCTGGCTCCGAGAAAATTAGACAGATTTCCGCCTCTTGGTTGGTCTCAGCCCGTGTTTTTGGAGACCTAAGCCACGATCCGCTGAAAAAAATTTCAGCAAGTGATTGAAAGTGATTGATTTTGTTGGTGGCGCATGAGTCTGACGGTGTCGAATATAATCCGTTGGTTCTCGTTAGACAGTGCGTGGGGGGATGAGAGAGGAGAGGCTCAGGCGCCCGGGTCTCCGGCTCCCGGGTCCGCGTGGGGGGTGGTGGGGGGGGGTTCGGGCCGTCTGACCCTGCCTGCCGACGTCGCCGACCCCTCCCTCTGAGCGAACCGCGGACAGTCAATCCGCCGCTCGATGCCCCGCAAGCCTTGCCCTGCCTCAGTCTGCGTCGTGCTGTCTATGCTCGATCGCCTTAGACGATTCCGGGACAGCCTCAATCGTGACTGTATTGTCGGATTTGAGAGCCCCGGCCAAGTTGATTTGGAAGGTGACGCCTGCGCCGGCAGCCTGTTCGGGCGGCCTTTCCCCGTAGAACTTGGGTAGAACCTTGCTCAGTTCCCACTTCACAGTGTCCGCGAGCAGGCGGGCGCGCTGCGGGTCAGGTTCGCGGGCGATTTCGTCGTAAAGCCGCACCATGCGGGCATGTGTGTAGTTCTCCCTCGCCTTTTCGTACCGTTTCTTCGCCTCACCAGTGACATCGTTGTCCATGAAGTTCCACAGCCCCCCGTTGCTCATCTCAAGCAACCGCATGATCTCGTACCCGTTGTATCCCTCTTCCATCATCCGGCAGTAGGAATCGAACTTGTCTGCTGTTACCGGTGGTCTGTCTCTCAGGTTGATGAGTTCTAGCCCTGCCTGTTTGATGCACCACTCTCTTGCTGCTGCTCTGAGCTGATACTCGTTCAGGACAGGATTGTCAGTGATCCCTTCCAAGGTTCCTCCGCCCTCCTCCTCGCTGCTTTCTGTTGCGCCTGTCGCCGCCTTATAGGTCGCGATCGTCGCCTTGTCCAAATCCTCATAGCTCATCCTTGTCCCGTCCGGGTTGGCGACCTTGCCGGACACAGTCAGGCCCACCTGTTCTAACAGCTGCTCGCGCCTGCGTTGGCCGGGCGCTTTGCCTGTCCTTGCGAGCCGTGTCAGTCGGCCGCCGTTGTTGATGTCGGGCTTGCCCTTGTAGTTCGCCATGCTCTCGTTCCTCGCAGTCCGGGAGAATCCCCTCCCAAGGTCTTTCCGGGCTCATCCTCTGAGCCTCAGCTGTGCAACAGTTGTCGCCAGCTGTTGCCCGGCATTCTACCTTTGTTGCGCCGACGCACGAACCGCGGATGTTCGAATGAACAACGTGCAACAGCTATTGACAACTGTCCGCAACAGGTTCAGTCTACAGGCGTGGGTCCGCTTCACTGACCCCTCGGTCCCGCCGGATGGCGCCGCCGACCGCTCTTTCTCCCTGTTGCGTGTGTGGCCTTGCTCCCGCCTTCCGATGAACCGTCCGGGTGACGCTCTTCGCGGAAGGGGCATGATGCAGTGAAATGGCCAGTCGCCGGCAGTCCCGGCGATCCGACAGTGAAGATGTCGGCAGGCCTGAGCGTGGCCTGTTCTCTCTGCTTCGGGCGACTGCCCGCCGCGTGTGTTATCCGCGGGCAATTCCACTATCGGGAAACTGATCTCTGATCCCTGCCAAGTCTTCCCGGCTTGGCAGCAGTGAGCGATCCGCTCTTAGTTGTTGCTTCTAGTTGCCTGTCAGCTGTAACAGCTGTTCGGGCTGTTCGTTTTTCCTCTTCTCACGGAGACCATCATGCTGCCTTTCACCATTGACTCGCTTTCGAAGTCATCTCTGATCGAAGCCTGCCGCCGGCTTGGCGTCAAGACGGGCGACACTGCCCGGAACCCGAAAGATTACTACGTCGCCGCGCTGGCCGGCGCTGATCCGGGCGCGGTCGAAGCTGCGCTGGCCGGGCTCACCATTTCCCGCCCGGTTGCGATCGGTTCTTACACGCCGACGGCCCCCACGGCTCTGATCGGGTCGGTGCCGGCCGCCAAGTCGCTCGCCGAACAGCCGGTGGTTGTTGCTTCGAAGAGTGCCAAAGAGCTCTTCGGCATTGATCTGAAGCTGCTGACCGGCGGCCGCGTCATGTGCGACGTGTGGAACGATCCCGATGCCCCTGAAGCTGACCCTTCGTTCCGTTTCAACCGCGACGCTCTCGCTGCGGTGCTTGCCGGTATCAATGCCGGTTCGAATTCGTGGCTTGTCGGCCCCAAGGGTACGGGCAAGACCGAGTTGGTGATTCAGGTCGCCGCGCGTCTCGGCCGGTCGCTCTGCCGGGTGAATTTCGATGCTTCCACCGAGAAGTATGAGTTCCTCGGCGGCGAGCGGGTGCGTGGCGGTTCAACCGTGTGGCAAGACGGTGCGGTTCTGCTCGGCATGCGCCGCGCTGGCTGCATCATCCTGCTCGATGAGGTTGCCCGGGCTCGCCCGGAATACCTTATCGCGATGAACCCGTTGCTCGAACCCCGCGGCAAGGTGACCATCACCGAGACCGGTGAGACGTTCGTGAAGGCGCCGGGTGTGGTCTTCATTGCCGCCGACAACTCGAACGGCACTGGCGACCCGACTGGCAACTATGTTTGCCGCAAGCTCGATGCTTCCTTGCTCGATCGCTTCGACTTCACGGTCGAAGTTGGCTATCCGGCGCCGGAAGTTGAGGCCGGCATCGTCGTCGATCGCACTGGCTGCCATCCTGAGCTCGCCGCCCTGCTCGTCTCGTTCGTCACCATCTGCCGGACTGCTGCCGATGCCGGCAACATTGACGACTCTCCGGGCCTGCGCAACCTGTTCGCCTTTGCCCGCGCAATCACTGCCGGCCTGAGCGTCAAGTCCTCGTTCGAAGTCTCGGTGGTCAACAAGTCAAGCGTCGATGCCCGCGAAGAGCTCTTTCAGCTGTTCCGTCAAAACATTGACACCGAGCTCGTGCTGGCCGCGGCGAAGGGCGCCACTGCTGAACTGATGGCCAAGCGCGAACAGGCGAGGCTTGCGGCTGAAACCGCCGCGGCGATTGCCTCGGCGACTGCCGACATGCCTGTTACGCCTGCCACCGAAACTTGGCTTTCTTCGTAGCACCATGCGCCTCATCCGAGGCGCCACATTCAAGTCGCTTCGAAAGCCACGGTGATGGGGGACGCCCCTAGTGGTGAGGCGGCTTGAATGTGTTCAACCAACCGGGAGTTATTGATGAAAACGCCTGCCATGCAAACAACAAAGTGTATCAACTGCGGCGGAAAAAAAGAGCCGGCCGATACGCTGTGCAAATCCTGCACGTCAACACTTGGGAGAGCCCCTGCCGACTATCAAGAGTACGTCAAACAGGCCGCCGCCTTCATGGCTGCCCTCATGCCGCACGACCAAAACTCTTCGTAATTCCTCAATTCATGCCGGTCGGAGGGTCGGCATGAGTGGAAGTATTGCGAACCATTTGTCTCACATCATCGGAGGAAATTATGCCCCGCGCATCTGAAGTGAAAGTCGGCATTGCTGTTGCCGCTCAAAAACAGCTGTATTCGGTTGTTCGGCCGATGGCCTCGCCGTGGCGCGATTATATGTCCGGCAAGATGGTCGCCAACGAATCCGATGAAACCACCGGGCTGACCGTCACCTTCGCCGGCAAGACTGCGTACTGCACGAAAGCCGAAGCGATCAGCGTGAAGAACGGCGGCCGGCTTGTGTCCGCTGCGATCAACTACCCGTTCATTGACGACCGTGCCATCTTGACCCGGTCGGAAGCTGACCTGTTTTCGGGCTACACCCTGCACGAAGTCGGTCACCTGCTTTACACCGACTTCTCGCTGAATCGCAACTACCCGGTCAAGCCGGAAATCTTCGCCATTTGGAACGGCTTAGAAGACCCACGGATTGAAACCGCCATGATTCAAGGCGGGGTCGGCGGCGCGCGCATCTGTTTCGAACAGCTGTTGTCCAAGCTGTTGGTTGATGCCGGCAAGACGTTCAACCCTTGCCTGCCTGAGCAAGTCCCGTTCGCGCTGGCCGTCCTCGGTCGGTGCCGTCTGTGGGGTTTTGAGCATCCACTGCTGCGCAACGTCTACAAGCGGATGCCTGCCAACATTGCGGCTTTCTACCAGTTCGCGATGGATGAATTGGCCGGCGCCCCGCTCGATCTGAGCGGCACGGAATACACGATGGATCTCGCCAAAAAGCTGTTCTCGATGCTGCCGAATGGCCGCCCGCAGCAACAGCCGCAACAGCCGCAACAGCCATCCGACGAGAAGTCGGAAGGCGAAGAGGGTGATGGTTCTGACTATGAGCCCGGCGACGATTACGAAGGCGGCGACGACGGCGACAAGTCCGGTTCTGCCGACGAAGGCGACGAAGCTGACTCTGATGACGAAGGCGACGACGGTGCTGAATCCGGTTCCGACGACGAAGGCGACGACAGCGAAGCTGCCGACGGCGACGACGAAGGCGACGATGGTGAATCTGCCGACGGCGACGACGATGGCGACGAAGGCTCTGAGTCCGGCGACGATGGTGAATCTGCCGACGGCGACGATGGCGACGAGGGCGACGACGAAGGTGATGCTGCCGGCGAAGTCAAACAGTTCGGCTCTGATGGGTGGAATAACCCGCTCGATCCTGAAAAGATCAAGTCGCCTGAAGTCGACATCGAAGCTCTCACGAAGCGCATCAACAAGCGCAACCGCAAGATGGGCGAAGACGTTGCGACGTCAGCCATCCTGCCGGGCAGTGTGACGATCACAGACCCGGTCACCGAAGCAAAGAGTCGGTGGGGCATGAGGCGTGACCCTGAAAGCGGCGAATGGACCGACCGGCTTGGCAACAAGCTGCTCGCCCCTGAGCGCGCCAACCGGAACGGCTCCCTGCTGTCCGCGATCGCGTCACTGCTGATCTCTCCCGAAATGGTCGGATGGGATGATGGGTTCTCTTCCGGTCGTTTCAATCGCCGCTCGGTGTCTCGCCTGCTGTCCGGGGCCGAGAATGTTTTCGAGCGCCGTTGGGAAAGCGAAGGCATCGACACGGCCGTCTCTGTGCTTGTCGATTGTTCGGGCTCCATGTCTTGCGGTATCAAGAGCGGCTATGAGCAATTCGCCGGACACAAGACCGAGCAAAGTCGCGAAGATGCCTCAACCGCTGTGGTTGGCACCCTTGCCGAGGCTTTCCACCGCGCCGGCATCGAGTTCTCAATATCGGGCTTTTCCGGTGGCTACGGTGGCAATGGCGCGATCGACAAGCTGTCTCGTCAAGGGCGCATGGATGGCGAAGTTGGCGGCATCAGGGGCATCAAGCAGGCCTCGGGCGCTTCCATCTTCCCGTTCAAGCCGTTCGGCAAAAAGCTGCCGGCCTGCCGTGAGGCAATGTCGGTGATGAATCACATGGCCAGCGGCGGAACGCCTGATTACACCGCAGTCAGCCACATCGGCAACGAACTGATGGCCCGCCCTGAAAAGCGCAAAATCCTGTTCGTCATCACTGACGGGTGGGGCAACCCCGACTTGGTCAAGACACGCTGCGAATCGCTGACGAAGAGCAACATCGACGTCATCGGCATCGGCATCGGTCACGACGTCTCGGAAATCTATCCGACAGCTGTCACAGTCAGGTCGATCGAAGACCTGTCTGTTGCCGCAATGAAGACGATCCGCGACTCCCTTGCCAAGGGCCAAGCTAATCGCCGCACCATGTAACAGCATCACCTGAGAGCCCGCCCGCAACGGCGGGCTCAATTGGTCGTGTTGTGTGAAGTAGTCACCTGTTTCGAAGGGAGTCAAAATGCAGGGAGTCACCATTCAAAAACCAACAGCCAACAGCCGCCGGTCACAGCTGTTGCGCACCGGGTACGAACTGTCGTTTCGGCAGCCGCACCTGAACACCCGTGAGCAACGCGCCGAATGGGCCGTTGCCTACGCCGACCGCCACCTGTCAATCAACCGAAAGGGAAAGCCATGAACACTGAAACCACCACCATGAAAGCTGACTTCTACCGTCAGCTTTCCCGTCACGATTGGGCCTACTCGTTCTCCGACGACCACAGTGTGTGGCGCCGCGGCGAAGCGGTGTCGAGCGCGCTTGCCATGACCGCGAAGAGCGACCCCGGGCTCATGCCGATGTACCTGATGTTCTGCAACTGGTGCAGGGATCACATGAACGGCAAGCCGGCGCCGATGCCGACCCTGTCTGAGTGCGAGGCCGCGCAATGACTGCCCGGACCAAAGAGGTCGTTCTCGGCGAGGTCGAAAACCTTTCCCGCCTAATTACCGACCTGCGCTTCTGCAAGTCTGTCGTCACGCCCGGCCGTGGTAGCCACCCGCTCAAGCCTGACGGTCACCTGTTCGTCAGCTCCCCGGGCTGCACGCAATTTCAGGGTAGCGCCTGCTGGCAGCTTTACGGAAAGCCCACGGCTGAATTTCGTAAGGCTGCTGAACCGTTCTGCTTTCAAGGGCTTGCTTCGATCGAAATCATCCCTTGGCAACACGCCGGCAAGGCGCTTGTCCTTGCTCATGACGGAGCGTTCATAGCGTCTCCGTGGATCGCGTTCATTCCTCTGTCAGAAATTCCTGACACGCAACAACTTCTTATCGGAGACCCGACATGAGAACAACGCTGTACCGCGGCGGCGCCCTGCGCAAACAGCTGTCACAGCTGTCCGAATACGCCCTGATTGCTGCCTGCGGCATTGCCGCGGGTTGCTTCATGGCCCTCTTCGTCTGACCGGGAGAAAACCAACATGAAATGGGAAACACTGAAAAAACAGGTCGCGGACAATGTGTCATTCGCCTTGCGCGGACGGCAACACGTCGCCGGGCTCGACTCCGTTCACATCGGGGACCAAATTCTCATGTGCGTCCGGCTGATTATCACCGGAGAAATCTACGACGTCCTGAAGCAAGCGAACACAGGCAGCTTGCAGTACGCAACGGCATGCGCCCTCGCTGACGCCGCGCACAAGCGAATCATGGCGTGGGACATCCGCTGCGTTGGAACCCTGCGGATGCTGTTCCCTGACCACTTTCCCAAGAGCCTGCGTAGCGGAAACCTTGTCGCCTTCACCGAAGACACAGATGCGGGAGATTGGATAATCGAGCGCGACAGCACCACCTGACCCAAGCCCGGCTAACCCCCGGGCTTTTTTTTCGCCTGTCGAATCAGGATTTGCTTATATGCGCCTCAGAGGGCCGATCGCTCTGCGGGTGATACCGACATAGCCGGCCTGCTGTTTCGTCGCAGCGTGGGCTCACTGTGCAAGCCGGGGGTGGGTTTGCTGCTGCCCGGGTCCGGCGAAGAATCTCGTCTCGCTCCGTCCGCATGCCCGGCACTCCGTTCTTTCCACGATCACCGGCGGCGGGCAGTCAAGTCCATGCTGTGCCACGCCCGACTCGGTGGTCACGGCATGCTCCATTTCTTTCAGCCTGCCGCCGCAGGAACAGGTTCCTTGCATTTCTCCGCCCTCTTCTTCGATTTCAGTGCTGCCTGTTTGTTTGTCTCGCGAACCCACACCGCGGTTGCCGTGGCGACTGCCCGTGAATCACCGACCGCGTACATCTTCGGGTTGATCTGATAGTGGTATCCCGAGTCCGTTTCGACCTTGATGCAGAACTTGTCCTCGACCAACGACAGCAGGGCTCGGCGAGCGTTGGCTGAAGCTATGCCCTCGCTCGCGATGATTGCCGGCGTGATGAACACGCGGCCCCCATAAGACGCCTCGTGCATCATCAGGAACATCAGCCGCGCCTTCACGCCGATGTTCGATACTTGCATCATCAGGTGGCTGCCGTGTTTCGATACCATCCCGAAGGTAGGCTGTTGTGCGTTTGCGTGATTTGCGGGGTGTTGTTGCGTGTCATGGGTGACACGCTGGCGTGTCATGGGTGACACGCTGGATGACGATTTGGCGCGGGTTGCAGGCCCGTCTATCTTTATCTTAGATTTACCGCTCTCATCATGGTAAAAAATCTCGCCGGTGGTGATGTCGATCACCTTGCTCTTCGGGACGGCCATCACGCTTTCCCTCCCCCAAAACCCCCTATCCAAGGCAGGTCCGGTTGATTGTCAGACAATACCCGCCCTTGGACGGGGTCTTTCATGGGTGTGTGCATGTGGAGCCCTTTACGTGAAAACGCCCGGAAGCTCTTGGCCGCCGGGCGTTTTGCTGCAAAGGATTTTGTCAGTGACGGGCGGCTTGGTCGAGCTTCGTACCATTGGGCAAATACTGGCTCGGATCGAACTTCCTTCGATCTCCGCCCAATGTCACTGCCGGTTACCAGCCGGTAGCGCAGTCATGCTACCGGATTTCGCACAGAACACAACATCCAACCACGGATGAATCACGGCAGCCGATACCGATCACGGCACGGCGCGCAGGCTCCGGCGATCAGGCGCGACGACCACTCGCCGCAAAGTTCGCAATCGCCGGGCTCACCGGGCTCAATTTCGAAGCGCCGGCTCTCGATCAACGACTGTTGGAACAGCATGATCTCCTGTGTCCGGTCTATTTCGTCGGACATGGCTGTTCCTTTTCGTCGGTCCCCGGCTCGTATTGGAAATGCTCGCAGCGCGAGAAGCACGGCCGCCCGTCGATGTTGCACCGCAGGAACCGGATGCACCCGAGCTCGGCTGTGTCGTAGCTGTGGGAACAGCTGTTACAGGTGAGCTCAACAGTCCGTGGTTCGTCTAATTTCTTCACAGCTCCCCCCTCACCAGCCGCAGGAAGTCCGGCAAGGTCAGCACGACGAGGCTCTTCGCGCCGTCAGCCCGGCACACCACAGACGGAATGTCACTGCCCTCACAGCTGTCCTGTGCCTGTTGCATCCACTCGTACAGGTTGCCGATCGCCCGGCGCCGCTTGCACTCAAGCCGGAACCGGTATCCCGACGTGGTGTGGATGTCGATGTCGTTGCCCGAGTCCCGGGCCTGCCCGAGCTTGCGCTTGGTGGCGACGCCGAGTTCGTCCTCGATCGCCGTGGCAACTTCCCTCTCGTACAGGTTGCCCCTGTCTCGCGAAATCCTGCTCATTCCCAATTTCTTCCGGTGGTTATTCGATGGGACTGCGTGCGGGACATCCCGTACTCACGCATTACGTCCGTGTAGTGGAGTCCTCTGCCACGGATCGAGTCAATGTCGGCTTGTTTCAGCTTCGCCATGCCGTGCCTTTCACCGACAGGCATCGTCTTGTGCTTTCGCCTGTCTTCGTTGTTCGATTTTGGCGTGTCCCAACGCAGGTTTTCCGGCCGGTTGTCTGTCTTCACGCCGTTGTTGTGGCAAACCACACAACCTTCAGGGGGCTCCCCATAGAAAGCCTTGGCTACTAACCTGTGGACGGCGACGCTAATTGTCTTGCCATCAACACCGAGCGTTACACGCGGATAGCCCTGATAGTTACACTGAATTAAGAGCTTCCCGGGGTACGAGTACTCGGCAAGCTCGCCTGTCCTACTGTGCTTTTTGACGATGATCCTCGGCCTTACCCTGATCTGTCCAAGCGACGACGCCTCGTAATGCCCGCCATATCCCGGCACAGGCCTCCACTTATTTTGCATAGAATAACCTCTCAATGGTGTCCGACAGGCAGCCTAGCTCTGTCGCTTTGAAGATGTTCCACATGGCGCGGTCGCCATGTATTCCCTTCGGTCCGGTATGGCAGTCGCGACAGAGCGGGATGCAGGTGAATGCCGGCGACTTCCTGCCCGGGGTGCGCCCCGTCAGGATGTGATGAGCATCGCTTGGCCCGGCTGTCCCGCACACAGAGCACGAGAGCCCCTTGACGGCAGCCATGTGGGCCGACTCTGTGCGGGAGTACCGCATCAGAACGCGATCTTTTCCTTGATGGACTTGGACGCACGGAACCGGATCACGGCCGTGGCCGGGACGACCCTGACTTCGTTGCGCGCGGGAATCCACCGGCGCATCGCGGGGCGCATGCCGCGGCGGATCGAACCGATGCCGGGCAGTTGGAACGAGCCACCGTTGTTCACGGACTCAGCCGCGAGTGCGCCGGCATGCTTGAACACGCGCCGCACCGATGCCTTGGTCATGCAAAGGTCGTTGGCGATCGTGTCGATCAGTTCTTTTTGATTCATGGGTCAATCTCCTGTGAAGCCGGTTGAGTGAAGTTCGGCACGGCGACTGGCCTCAAGGGACCGCCATACCTCTGCGCCCATTTGGGCAGTCAGCAGTTTCCAACGCAGTGTCTCGGCCCTCTCGACCGCGACCTGCAATCCACGCAGCACTTCGATGTACTCGGGGTCGGCGCGCGCCTCGCGCTCCTGTGCGACAGCGGACACGAACCCATCGGCCTCGTACTTCTTCATCAGGATGGCGAGCTTCGACTTCTTGAAGTCCTCAAGGAACCCGGCCTCGGCCTTGGCCGCAGCGTAGGGCTCGGCGTACTCGCGAATCTCGCGCAGCCGCTCCCGGATTTTCTCCTCGGTGCTTTGAACGCGGCTCATGTGCCTGCCAACCGGGTCATGTCTGCCACCGCGAACTCGACCATCGGCTCCTCGTCGGCCGGGTCTCCGCGGTCGGTCCTGCCACTGATGATGGTCTCGCCACGCATCACCCGATCGAGTCCGGCGATACGCGCGAACCACACCCCGTCGTCGAACTCGACGACAAGCACGGTCGGCTTGCCCGATGCCACGGACGCACTGTCTGCGGCCTGCACCTTGAGAAGCGACAACCGGTAGTTCGGGTACTTGTCTGATCGCACGTGGCGCCGCTTGTACTCGGCGAAAGCCATTACCACCCTTCTCTTGTCGGGGGTGTGCAGGGCGAAGTCAAGGCGATAGGTCTTGGCCGACAACTTGTGTGCGACAAACCCCCAACGACTTGCAACAACCGACATGCAGCAGGTCTCATTCAACAGGTCTTCACCCGTCTCGTAATGTGGTCTCATCTCTCGATTCCTTGATTGATGTCCGTATTCTATCGTTTATCCCATGCTCAATCCTGCGACGAATGTCTGCTGCGAGGGCGGACATCTTCCGTGCGGTGTCGTTCGGGAACTGCCGGACGTATGGCTTCCACACCCGTTCAATGTCGTCAGGATTCTCCCCGTAGTACTCCATCACCGTCTTGAAATCCGCGGCGAATCCGGGCGGCATCACCACCTTCTCGTTCTTCCCGACGAAGCGCGGCTTGACCGGCTCGGCATCGGGATAGAACTCGGCGATCTCCTCGTAATTCACCGTCTGTCCGAAGGCGATCATCATGTCGCCGTTCTTCCACAACCACGACCCGGCGCTCACAGCTCACCCCGCATGATGGCGTCGAGCCAATCATCTCCGGTGCGGGATGGCACCATGACTTCGACCTTGATCCCTCTGAGCACCAACTTCTTGGCGAGGGAATAGGCCGCCGCCTGCCCGGTGAATGAGGCGTCGTTGTCAGCGAAGACCACCACGCGACGGACACAATCGGGAGGGATGAACGACTCCATGCCCGACGCCGACACCACCGACCACACCGGCATGGTGGTGCTGTGAGCAAGCGCGAGCGCCGTCTCGATGCCCTCTGCCACACCGATCGCCTCGCCAACCTCGCCGAGGCGGATCGCGGCGCCGGCTATGCCGAGGCCCGGCATCAGCTGCTTGGCGTTCCCTCCCTCTGCCTTCTTCCCTTCCTCGGTCAGGAACGTCCTGTGCAGAGACACGCCCTGCCCGTCCTTGTTCTGCACCCGTGAGAGCATGACCGGGAAGGTGCCGATGACGTTGCCCTCTGTGTCCCGGAACCGCATGCCCGGGTGCAGGCGGATGTTCTGCGTCCCATTGAACCGCAGGCCGCGGTTGCGCAGGTAGCGATGGACGACATCCCCGGGAGAGACGGCCTCTGACTCGGACCACACCCGGCGCAGGGCGCGCAGCTTCTCGGCGTTGGTCGGGCCCGATGTGACCTGCTTGCTCTCGGCGAACCCGGCCACCCTCTCAACTTCGTCGGCAGCCTTCTTGAACCCCCACCCGAACAGCTGTTGCAACAGCTTGAATCCATCCCCGGCGCCGCATGTGCATATCCACGACCCGATCCCCCTGTCGTCGAACCTGAAGTTTCTCGGCTTGCTGCAAAACGGGCAGGTCACGTGCTTCCCGGTAAGCAGTGCTGCTTCCACGCCAAGGTTCGTCAGCACGCCCGGCCATTTCCCTGCTGCTGCGTTCGCCGCCACTCTGCTCATGCTGCCCTCCTCGGGTTGCTCTTCGAATTCTTGATCGCCCGGTGGGTGATCCATCCCCGGACCTCTGTGCCGACTGTCTCCGGCTTGTCCTGCATTCCGCGCGGCCACACGCCGAACTTCTCCCGGTAGGCGTGATCCACCCACCCACGCTTGAATCCCTTGTCCATCGCGTACCTGAACAGCTGTGAGTACCACAGCTGTTTATCGTCCATCGTGGCCTTGCTCCGGTCCAGCTTGACCAACTTCTCGCCCTTGTCCTCGGCGATGGCGTTCGGTCGCTTCGGTTCGAAGCCGCACCCCGGGCAGACATGGACGCCGGCAGGCTTCAGCAGCGAACAGGCCGGGCACTTCTTCGGCAGCGGCGGTTCGGTCGGCTTCTTCGGGGCCGACGTCGCCGGGCGTCCGTCGCACAACGGGATGTCGCGATCGTCGTTCGGGTAGCCGAGCTTGAGCGTCGATCCCGAGTGGTCGAGGATGATCCCCTTCTCCTTGCCGTCGGCGGGCCGGAGGATGCGGCCACCCATTTGGATGTACCGGATCAGAGACCTTGTTGGCCGGGCAAGGATCATCACTTCCGTCTCGGGGTGATCGAACCCCTCTGCGAGCAGCGCCACGTTGGAGAGCACCGTGAATTCGCCCTCCTTGAACCGGCGGATGATCTCCTCGGCAAGGTCTTCATCCATGTAGCAGTCGAGATGCACAGCCGTGACACCGGCGGCATTGAACTCGGCGACGATGTGCTGCGAGTGCGAGATGTTGGTCGCGAAGCAGATCGTCGGCTTCCCCTTCCCAAGGCGCAGCCAGTGTTCGACGATGTCTCCGATCAGCTTCGGCTTATCCACAACCCCGGCCAAGTCCTTGTCGCTGTAATCGAGCTCGCCGAACTGGTTGCGTTGCAACTTCAGGCCGGTCAGGTCGGGCTCGGACGGGGCATAGACCTCGCAATCCACGAGGAACCCCAACCGGGTGAGCTCGGAGATGTCGGCGACTTCCACCATGTCCTCGAACAGGTGTCCATCGAGCTCGGGGTAGAACTTGCCAAGCCCGCGGGAGTACGGGGTGGCTGTGAATCCGATGGTCCTCACGGCGTTGCGGGAGAACATCATCTCCCGGTAGTCCTTGCTGCCGGCGGCAGCGTGGGCCTCGTCGATGATTATCAGATCGACGTGCGGCATGCCACGGCGGGCCACCGTCTGCACACTACATACAACGACCGGCAGATCGGGGTTGCGCGTGTTCGTGGATTGGATGATGCCGTGGGGGATGCCGGCCCGGAAGAAGCGCCGTGACGTCTGAGCGAGGAGCTTCACCCGGTTGACTACGAAGGCGACCCGCTTGCCCTTCTCCACTGCCGACCGGATGATGGCCATCGCCATCTCGGTCTTCCCGGCGCCGGTCGGCGCCTTGATGATGATCCGCCTGTGGGAGCACAACGATATGCGCGCCTCGGAGATCGCATCTACTTGGTATGGCCTGAGCGTGAGTGTCATGTTGAACAGTTGTGGTTAGCTGTTGAGCGGGTTGAACTGTGGGCGCGGATGTGCTTATATGAATCCAAGAACGGGAACGAACAACGCCGCGAAAACATGGTACGAGTGAGCGACAAAGCTCGCAACCATTTCCAACAACTGTGCAACAGATGTGAGGAGGGCAGGCCATGAAAGTCCAACCCAATAAGTTCTCTTCGCTTGAGTCGGCGAAGAAGATGAGCATTTCAACCAACGAGAAGACCCGGTTTTCGAACCGCCTCGGCCTGCTGCTGACCAAGGAACGGAAAGACCTGCGCGAGCTGTCGGCCGTGGCCGGGTGCTCTTACGAGATGGCGCGGCGCTACGTGGTCGGAAGCGGCAAGCCAAGCTACGACCGCATCGAGAAGATCGCCGGGTGGTTGGGGGTCGATCCCGATTGGCTTGCATACGGTGACCGCGAAGAGCCGGGCAACTACACCCCGCGCCGCATCGGCATCCCGGTGTTCAGGACGGGCGCCCGGTCCCTCAAGGAACAGCCTGAGCAGTACATTGACGTCGGCCTGCGGAACGAGATCGTTGCGGTGCGAATCGACAACCCGCTCGGGATCGAGATTGAGACCGGCAACCTGCGCCTGTTCAAGGCGGGCGACATCTGCCTGATCGGCGATTCAAGCATCGGCCTCAACGACTACGTGCTGATCGAGTCGAAGGACGCCTCGGCGTTCAACCGGTTCATGGTGCGGCGCGTCGAGTTCGATAACGCCATGTCGCCGGTGTTCGTTGCGAACCGCGATGGATACCCGACGCTGACCACCGAAACGCACTCGATCGTCGGCCGCGTGACCATGATCGTGGCCTCGTTGTAACAGCTGTCTATCACTGTTTTATTCGGTTGTGTGGGCCTGTTCATCCCCGTACCATGTGTCTATTCGAAGACGGAGGGAACATGCTCACCACTCAACAACTGATCGAACGGCAATCGGGAATCGGCGGCTCTGACGCCGCCGGCATCCTAGGCATCTCGCCGTGGTCCACGCCCTACTCGGTGTGGAAGTCCAAGGTCGAACCGATCGCCGAGGTCGCCCTGCCAAGCAACGGCCCACTGTATTGGGGCTCTGCGCTTGAGGATGTCGTCCGCATGGAGTTCGCCAAGCGCAACCGTGTCGTGGTTTCCAAGCCGGACGAGACGCTGTTCCGCCACCCCGACCGGCCGTGGATGATCGCCAACGTGGACGGGATCATCATGGAGATGCCAACAGTGTCGGCGCAATGGAACAGCCTCAAGCCGACCAAGTGGGGTCTCGAAATCAAGACGGCCAACGAGTTCGCAGCGAAGGCGTGGGGCGGCAAGGAAGAGAACGACAACGACGATGACGACACCGTCCCTGATTACTACTTGGTGCAGGGCATGCACTACTGCGCCGTGATGGGGTGGGACAAGGTGTCGTTCGCGGTCCTGATCGGCGGCAACGCCTACAAGGAATACACCATCAATGCGGATCAGTCGATCATCGACGATCTGATCGAGGCCGAGCGCGGGTTTTGGCACGACTTCGTCCTCCCCAAGATTCCCCCGCCGATGACCGCCGAGGAATGCAACATCGCGATGTCGCGCGCCAAGCCGGGGTCGTTTGCCGTGGCAGACAGGGCTGTTGTTGAAGCCTGTCGTCGGTTGCATCACGACCGCTCATGGATCAGGGAAATCGAGAAGCAAGCCTCCTCTTCCGAGGCCGTCATCAAGAACTTCTTGGAAGAACGCGAGCAGCTGATGACCGAAGACGGAAGGCTGTTGGCGAGTTGGGCGAACAACAATGACGGCCTCTCGTTCGATGAGAAGCAGTTCGCCAAGGACCACCCCGAGCTCTACGCATCATTCCTCAAAACCAAACCCGGCGCACGTGTGCTGAGAATCAAGGAGAAATCACTGTGACAGACAACAAGTACATCGAGCTTTCGCGCATCGACATCAGCAACTTCGCGAGCGAGCGCAACGGCCTCGGCTACCTTCCGTGGTCGTGGGCTGTGGATCAGCTGTTGCGTCAGGACGGCAAGGCGAATTGGTCGTGGCTCGAACCGATCACCTACAACGAGACCATGATGGTTGGCGTGGAGGTCACCGCATTCGGCAAGAAGATGACAGAGTGGCTGCCGGTGATGGACCACAGGAACAAGGCCATCCACAACCCTGACGTCTGCGCCATCAACAACGCACAACGCCGCTGCCTGACCAAGTGCATCGCACTGCACGGCATCGGGATCAACATCTACCAAGGTGAAGACCTGCCGCTCGCCGCAAACGAAGCGGCTGAAGACTTTGCCAAGGACATCCGCGGGGCGAGGAGCATCAAGGAACTCGACGAGCTCTCGATCCACATCCGCGAATTCACCGAGCAATACCCAACCAAGGCCGACGATCTTCGCAAGGCCTTTTTGGAGCGTCGCGCCGCCCTCCTTCCGGGCGACGCCGCGGTAACGAAGGGTGTCGACGGGCTGAAGCGCAAGCTGCGTGCAGTCGTCGGCGCCAAGGAAGAACCAACCAACGAAGCACCCAACCAAGGAGATGAAAATGGCGTGGCGTAGAGTGAGAGACCTCGCGGTCAAGACCGGCGAGTATGAGAAGGACGGCGAAACCAAGGGCCGCTACGAGAACATCGGTGCCATGTGGAAGAACGACGACGGCGACCTGATGCTGACCATGAAGCGGACGTTCAACCCGGCCGGCGTTCCGAACCCCGATGGCCGCGACTCGGTCGTCGTCTCGATGTTCGAGGCCAAGGAAAAAGAACAGCCGCGTCAGGCAGAGAAGCCGAAGCCCAAGCCGGCGCCGATGGATAGCGACGACATCCCGTTCTGACCATGTGGCTCGACGAAGAGGGCGTCGAGCGCCTGACAGACACAGCCCGGCCGGCGGTTCAATGCAGGCGCCTTCAGCAGATGGGCGTCTCATTCATCCGCTCGGCCAAGGGCAGACCCCTCATCGAGCAGCACAACCTATTGGAGAGGGACGATCGTGACCAACCAAACTTCAGGGCTCTCGAAGCCATCACTCGGAATCATAAGGACGTACTGGAAAAACGGGGCGTTCTATTGGGTGAGCCCGGCAAACAAGTGGGTCAGGCTCGGGGCGACCGAGGCCGAGGCGCGCGACGCGCATGCGAAGTTGGCTCAGGTGAAGTTCCAACCCGGAACGGTGGGCAGCCTGCTCGAAAGGTTCGTCCGTGAAGTCGTCCCGTCCAAGTCAGCCCGCACGCAGGCCGATTACCAAGATGCTGTCCGCTACTTGACGGCGGCGTTCGGCACGATGGCGGTCAAGTCTCTCGACAGGCGGTGCATCAGTGACTACCTGACCAAGCGCGGTGCGCCGGTGCGCGCCAACCGGGAAGTCGCCGTGCTGTCAGCGGCGCTGACCTACGCAATGAATTGGGGAATGATCCAAGCCAATCCGTGCTACCGGCTGAAGCGCAACCCGGAGACCGGGCGGTCGCGCTACGTCGAAAACTCGGAATTCACAGCTGTGAAGTCTGTTGCCCCGACTGTTGTGCAGGACGTGATGGAGGTCGGCTACGTGACGTCGCAGCGCATCAGTGACGTGCTGAAGATCAAGCTGTCCGACCTGCGCGACAACGGCATCTACGTCTGTCAGAACAAGACCGGCGCCCGGCTGCTGCTCCGCATGTCGGGAGATGTGGCCGACATGGTGAAGCGCCGCGCGGCAACAGCCAAGACGTACCTGTTCGAACACGACGGCAAGCCCTACACCTACGACGGCTATGCCTCGATGTTCAAGCGTGCCACGCAACGCGCACTCGACCAAGGTTTGATTGAAGAGCGTTTTACAATCCACGACTTGAGGGCCAAGTCCCTCACCGATGCCGACCTGCGCGGCCTTGATGCTCAGAAGCTCGCGGGTCACACGACCCGGAAGCAGACCGAGGAATACATCAAGCGCCGCCGCACCGTCGAAGTCGATTCATTGGAGTCAATATGAGCACCGAACTGAACGAAGTCCTCGCCGAGCGGGGCTCCCGATATGGGAGCTTCGGGGGGCATGCAGATGTAACACAGGCCATCAAGCGGGTGATGCAACGACACCAAGGTTGGGGCAACCTGACCGCCTCGCAAAAGGAGGCGCTTGAGATGATCGCCCACAAGATCGGGCGGATCATCAACGGCGACCCGGATTATGTCGACTCGTGGTTGGATGTTGCAGGATATGCGCAGCTTGTTGTTGCGCAACTCAAGGGAGAGAACCCATGAACATCGACATCGTGAAGGCAGTCCCGATCCCCAAGCGGTTCAACGAGCGCGGCGCGTCGGTCTATCCGTTCCCTCAGATGGATGTCGGGGACTCGGTCTATATCGACGGCGAGGCGGGACGCTTGGCCCGGTCGGTGGCCTATCAGTACGGCCGCCGCTTCGGCAAGAAGTTCTCGGCCCGCCGGTCCTCCGGTGGGTTCCGCATTTGGAGGACGGCATGAGACCGATCGTATCGTTCTTGGGGGATGCCCCGACCAAGGCCAAGCCGGGCGATGCCGGCTACGACCTGCGCGCCGATGACAACTACCTAATCCAACCCGGAGGGTCTGCCGTCGTCTCGACAGACGTCATCATAGCCATCCCTCAGAACGTGGTCGGGCTCGTTTGCAGTCGGAGCGGGCTCGCCGCCAAGGAGGGAGTGTTCGTCCTGAACTCGCCGGGAATCATCGACCCCGGATACCGAGGGAAGATCGGCGTGATCCTCCAAGCCAACGGTCAGCGCCGTGCTCCGTTCGTCGTCAACAAGGGCGACAGGATCGCACAGCTGTTGTTCGTGCCTGTGCTCGATGTCGATTGGCAGGCAGAGCTCGCCCTCAGCGGGACAGACAGGGGTGAAAGCGGGTTTGGAAGCTCAGGCGTTGAGTAGCGACGACAACAAAGGGGCTGTGGATCACAGCAGCAAGCTGTGCCAAACGTGCCGCATGTGCAACGCCACCCACTCATACCGAGCCAAGAGCGGCGTGCTGCGTTGGCGGTGTGACAAGTGCCGCGACAGGAAGCGGGACGCATGGACGAAGCTGAAGGGCTGAGGCCGCCGGCAAACCCGGCGACTCTGTTCGAGCTGATCCTTCATCAGCTTGCCGTGTCGGCAAACTACAAGGTCGAGCCGACGGTCGAAGAGGCCGTCAGCAACACCGTCTTCATGGCCATCCTGTCGGGCGCCGTGACCACGAAGAAGCTCATGGATCAGACCGGCATGTCGCGATCCACAATATCGAAGCATGTCCGGTTGATCGAGATCAGGGGAAGCATCAAGGTGCGCAGGTACGCCCGCAACGGGCCGTGCCGCATCGAGATATTGCGCGATTACTGACAGCTGTAATCACGTGTTGAAAGTTGTTGCGGGTTCTTCCGGCGTCAGGATAATTGACGTCAAGGAGGAATCACCATGAACCAAAACACCACCCCCGAAACACCTGAAGAAGACATCACTGCCCGGTGCCTGCGGCGCGACCCGAATTGGGACTTGCCTTGGGCGGAGCAGCAGTTTGATGGGAGTGCTTGGTTGTTCTCAGTCATCAGCGTGGTCGCCTACCTGATCGCAGCGGTGGCGTTGGTCAAAGTCTTCTTCGACGCCCTGAGCTGATCGCCATGCTGCCAAGGACAATCAACCACACGATCGAAAGGGTACGGTATATGTTCGAGCGCGACGGAGAGGCGACCGCCCGGTCAGTGGCCGACGAGTGCCACATCACGCTGCGGAACGCCCGGGAATACCTGAACATCCTCCATTCCAACGAGGAGATTCATGTCGCCCGGCTAGGCCCGTACAACGTCCCGGTCTATGGGATCGGCAAGAGCAAGGACGCCAAGCGGCTCAACAGTTCCAAACGAACCGCCATCCGCCGGCACGAGGAGCGCGAGAAATCCCGCAGCATCCGCGCCGAGATTGAGGCGCTGAACATCATGTCGCAGATGTCGATTACGGCCGCCGTCCTGCTTGGAGCTCAACGTGCCAGTGCTTGACCACGAAGTCCACGAGCGGACGCGCACCGACGACAGTCACAGGTACGGCTGCCACAACCGGGTGGGCCACTCCCCGGGGTACTACGCGCCGAACCGCGAGTACATCTACGACGGCAACTTCGTTGAGCGCCACAAGTGGGTGCAGGACACGATGTCGAGGGGCTGCCGGTACGACCGCAGCACAGTCGACAACAGGTGTGAAGGGTGTAATCACGTTGGGGCAGGCGAGGCGTACTCAGCGTCCGTCCATGCCGCCGGAGGATAGGACATGATGGGACTGCTCGATGAAATCCTCGATGGGCTGCAAGACAAAATCGAGGAGCTAACCAAGGAGCGCGACGCGGCGTGCGCAGAGCGCGACAGGCTGATGTTGGTTTCCCGCCATGACGAACAGACGATCGCCGGCCTTGCCTACGAACTAGGCACGCTGCTTGATCTATTCGAACACGACTACGAGCCCGAATGCAGGGAGCATGTATATACAGCCTGCGTTCGGTCGCGCAGGAAGACATTGGCAGCAGCACTCAAGGGGATGAAATGAACAACGAATGGCAAGACCTGCCCACTGTGCAGGACGTTGCACGCGCCCAATACGAAGGGTGGGAGATTGAGGCTATGGAAGCGATTGACAAGGAGATGAGATGAGTTGCCAACACGGAAACCCTATCGACGCATGTGACCTGTGCGACGAACTGCTCGCCGAATTTCGCTCGGGTATTGAGCAAGGCAAAAAGGACGGGTGGGAAGCCTGTGAAGCATGTCAC